TAGTACCCTATGGTGGTACTAGATACTCTTGTAGAGAGTACATAGAAGATGCCATGAATGAAAGAATACTAAGCTCTAAAGAGAACCCATTCGGAGATAGTGTATACGAAGGCTCACTATACTTAGCAAAGCACGTATGGGATGCAATAAGTGAAGTAGTAGTAAAATCACGTGAAGCTATGTCGTGGTTACAAGATGTAGGTCGTAAGATGGCAGAGAAAAACCTACCTATAACATGGGAGACACCTTCTAAATTTGTGGTTCAGCAGATATACTCAAGTATGAAGTCTAAGAGGATTACCACACATATAGATAACATACTGATAAAACCTACAATCTTAGAGGAAACTACCAAGATAGACAGGAGGAGAACAATTAATGGTGTGTCTCCAAACTTTGTACATAGTATGGATGCAACTGCATTAACACTAACTATTAACAGATGTATAAAGGATGGAATACACGATTATTCAGTAGTTCATGACTCATTTGGGGTACACGCACACTTTGTACCACGACTAGCAGACTCTATTAGAGAATCATTTGTGGAAATGTATTCCAAAACAGATGTACTGGATGAGTTCTATGAAAACGTGGTGGATGTTATTCCAGATCTAGAGGAGCCACCATCAAGAGGAGAACTAGATATTACAGGAGTCTTAGACTCTAAATACTTCTTCTCGTAATATGTGGACATTCTTGTAATGACCATAACTTTTAGTAACACACACACACATAAAAAGGAGTGATATGGCAGGAAAGTATCAAGTAACACCAGTTGGTGAATTTGAGTACCCTCACATATTAGTTGCAGATACAATGCATAAAGCAGAAGGTCTGTACCATGTAAAACTTATCTTAAAAGATAAGGAAGCAGAGGAGTTTCAGGAGATGGTAGACAATGCTCACAACTCTTGGAAAGAGAGGTGTCTCTCTGAGAATCCTAAAGGAGGATGGAAAGAGTGGCTCCCATACAAAAGTAAGACAGATGAATCCGGTATGGAGATCGGTACTATGTTCCACTTCAAACTTAAAGCATCTGGAGTGAACGGTAAGAGTGGTGAGACATTCACTCAAAAACCAGTAGTAGTAGGGCCGAATAAAGCACCTATTCCTAACAATATAAAAATATCTAACGGATCAACAGGTAAGGTAGCTTATGAAATAGCTCCATACGTTCATGGTCAATCGTTAGGTGTACAATTACGTCTTCGTATGGTACAAGTACTCAACCTTATTGAATACACACCTAATGAGGATGTCTTTGGAGTAGAAGAGGGATACGATGCAATCTCAGAGGTAACTCCTACATTTGTAGATGAAGGGGATGCTTTTGGAAGTACAGAGGAAAAATCTGGTGACTTTTAGATCTGGTCTTGAGCAACGGATAGCGGACAACTTAACAAAACATAAATGTAACTTTGAGTATGAGCCATTATCCGTTACTTACACCATAACTTCTAAATACACTCCAGACTTTGTACTAGATAATGGGATCGTAATAGAAGCAAAAGGATTTTTCAGGTACAAAGACCAGAGAAAACATAGGGCAGTACGTGAAGCACACCCTGAATTAGACTTAAGATTCGTATTTTCAAACATTAATCAGAGAGTTCAAGGTTCAAAACTAACTAACGCTAGATGGTGTGAGAAATATAACTTTAAATATGCACAAGAGAGTATACCTATAGAATGGATAGAACATGTCAAGAAGAAAAGAAACTAATTACATAATAATTCATTCTACTAATACGAAACCTAACGTAGACTTGAGTGCAAGAGATATAGATGAGAAGCATAGAAAGAAGGGTCTACTTAAGATCGGTTACCATTGTGTAGTAAAAAGAGATGGAACTATCGACTTAGGTAGACCTTTTAGTGAGATTGGAGCACACCTACAGAATTATGATCCAGAATCTATTGGTGTCTGTATTGTAGGTGGTCTTAATACTAGAGGTGTAGTTGCTCCAGACTATTCAAAAGAACAGTTTAAGTCTCTGTTTTTCTTACTTAATACACTTAAGTATGTATATACTAAGGCTAAAATAGTAGGACATAGAGATGTTGACGGTGGTGAGTGTCCTTCATTCAATGTAAGTGAATGGTTTATAGGACAAGTATTTGAATTAAAACTTAATAGGGGAAGCAATGGTAACTAAAGAAGATATGAAAGAAGTTTTAGATATTCCAGATAGAGATGAAATAAAAGAGTATTATGGATTCACTTATAAAGCTTGTGATGAGTGGAGAAAGGTCACTACTAAAGAGACTCAGATGTCTTTTGAAGGTTACTCAGTACAAGATGCTCTAGATAATTTTCATACATTTTTAAATACTATCGGATTTACTTATGTAGGTTCTATTACTATAGATAGTAAAGATGGTAAGAAAAGCTGGAGTACCGATGGATCACACACATGAGGATAGCGAGTTTATACAGCATGAACCGTGTCCTGACTGTGGTTCACGAGATAACTTAGCACGTTATGATGATGGACACGCCTTCTGTTTTGGGTGTAACTACAGAGAAAAAGCTGAAGGTGGTGAACAGAAAGTATTATTGCAAAGGGGAGATAAAAATATGGATTTTGTTGAAGGTGAGATAGCAAATCTTAGTACTAGAGGGATCACAGAAGAAACTTGTAGGAAGTGGGACTATAGAATAGGTTCTGTAGCAGGACAACCTGTTCAAGTTGCTAACTACAAAGATTCAAGTGGTACTCGTATAGCACAAAAGATTCGTTTTAAGAATAAAGACTTCCACGTTAGAGGGAACATAAAGGAAGCTGGACTATACGGACAACACCTATGGTCTGGAACAGGTAAGAAAGCTATAATATGCGAAGGTGAAATTGATGCTTTATCAGTTTCTCAGTCTCAAGGTAACAGATGGCCTGTTTACTCTATCCCAAATGGGTCAGCAGGAGCCTCAAAAGCTATCCGTAACAGCATAGAACTTCTTAATGGGTATGATGAGGTCATATTCTGTTTTGATAGCGATGAGCCGGGTATTAAAGCATCAAGAGAGTGTGCCCAAGTTTTACCTCCGGGTAAAGCTAAGATAGCTAAGTTACCATTAAAGGATGCAAATGAGATGCTTAAGAGTGGTAGACTCAAAGAACTAGTGGATTGCATTTGGCAAGCACAAGTTTACCGTCCCGATGGTATTATAAACGGTAAAGACTTATGGGACATCGTTAGTGCAGAAGATTCGATGGCATCCTGTTCTTATCCTTACGAAGGAGTTAACAAAAAGACTCTAGGTATGCGAAAAGGTGAGATAGTTACAATCACAGCAGGAGCAGGTATAGGTAAGTCACAAGTATGTCGTGAGATTGCTAACCACATCCTAAATCAAGAGGAAACAATAGGTTACATAGCACTAGAAGAGTCGAACAAACGTACTGGACTTGGGTTTATGGGACTCCACTTAAATAAACCTTTACATCTAGGTACGATTGAAGTTACAGATGAGGAATTTAAGGAAGCATTCGACAATACTTTGAATACTGGAAACATATTCATGTATGACCATTGGGGTTCACTTGAGAGTGACAACCTTCTATCCAAGATTAGGTACATGGTTACTGCATGTGGGTGTAGCTTCATAGTACTAGATCACCTGTCTATTGTTGTCTCAGGTATCGAAGAAGGTGATGAGAGGAGAACCATTGATAACTTAATGACTAAACTCAGAGGTTTAGTAGAAGAGGTGAACTGTGGACTCATACTTGTATCTCATCTTAAGAGACCACAAGGTAACAAAGGACATGAAGACGGTGCTCAAACTAGTATGGCACAATTACGTGGATCTGCCGCAATTGGACAACTTTCTGATATAGTTATTGGCTGTGAAAGAGATCAACAAGGTGATAATCCTGATCGTACCACAGTTAGAGTACTAAAAAACAGATGGACAGGAGAGACAGGTATAGCATGTGAGTTAGACTACGACCATAAAACTGGAAGACTTACTGAAGTACCACTTGATGAGATCCCTTTTGATGAAGAGGAAGATACCGAGAGTTGGTCTGGTGATAGTTCGGTATTCTGATGAAAGTGTTTGATTCATTACATACAGATACTTGTTCTATTTGTGGACAGGATTCTGAATTAATAGGTGAAGGAGTACAAGGTATGCTCGGTTCTATTCCAGT